TCATCATCATCATCATCTACCTATACACATACCTACATACCCCATCATCACCTACCTACATACCTCATCTACATAGATACATCATCACCTACATCATCACCTACATACATACCTATATACATCATCTATATACATCATCTATATACATCATCCACATCACATACATCAGTATCATTAGTAGATACATACCCTCTCTCTCACCTCCCCTAGTAGTACATACCTACCCATACATACCTATACATACATAGTCATCACATCACCCCATACATACATCACCTACATACATAGATACATACATACCACTACTGATACCTTCATCATCACATCCCCCCTTCACATAGTAGATATGACATCATCACCTACATCATCATTCATTAGATACATCAGACACATACATAATGAGACACTCATACTCATCTGTCATCTCAATACCTTCGTTACATCACCATCACCCAATACCTATATACACATAGGTACATAGGTACATACCCCTTACCCCTTACTTTCCACCTCTAGTTCCTACCCTCCCTCTCACTCACCCCCTACCCTCCCTCTCACTCACCCCCTATGACAGGTGTAAATCTGATACACACACCCAGTAGGATATGAGTACTCAGTGAAAGGAGTTATCCATACTATGGATAGAGATANAGGTACATACCTAGTAACCGTGAAGCGAACAGANNGNGACANCACAGCAGACCTATTCCCTTTGGACTACATAGTCAAGGGACTACTGGAGAGAGGCTCTTTGCTTGAGGTAGTAGAGATAGAGGATATCTTTGCCCCTGAGCCCATCAGTAACAGAAACCTCGCCCAACCCAACACACCTAGAGTTGCCTAATGATTAGCGAAAACAAAATGCTTGTATTTGGACTTGACGAACCTAAGACATACTGCCCTACCCCAGTCATAGTGATACTCCCAGCACCGTCACAAGGAGAACCCCAGTATTACGGACCATTTGAGAATGGCGATGTAGCGCAACAGTGGATAAGCAAGCAACCTAACTATCTAAGGTTCGGCATTATCCCACTAAGAAACACCGAGCGCGATAGACCAAACAGTGATGACTGGTATTTCGTTCGTTCAGATGATGACTTTGACGCACCAACAGTTCGCTCTCAATAACGAGACATATCGTGGGGCACGGCAGTCTTACCCCCTTTCACCTTGTCGTGCCTCACACCTATCGTCAAAAAAAGACGCACGGGTGTCATACGGGTAGTGAATACAGCCCTGGTGTTATTACCACCACCATAAAAAAACCTACCTTATAAATATCAGTAATCTAAAAAACTTCACCTCGTAAATACCTCCAACCCAAAAAACCCGAGGTCGTCAAGACCTCCACATCAAAATTACCGACCTCGTTCAGACCTCCACATCAAAAAAGGAGAGGTCGTTCAGACCTCAAAGTAAAAAAACCCGAGGTCGTCAATACCTCCAACCCAAAAAACCCGAGGTCGTAAAACTCCGACCACCAAAAAACCCGAGGTCGTAAAATTATAAACAAAATTTTCTAAAGCCCGAAATGAAAAAAGGGCATTAGCAAAAACTCTGACCCCCCAAAAACCCGACCTCGTCAAGTCATCAACAAAATTTTCTAAAGCCCGAAGTCAAAAAATGGCTTCTCGTAATTCCTGACCTCAAATTTTCCAATTGGCGAAGTCAAAAAAGGGCATCTCGTAATTCCTGACCTCCAAAAAACCCGAACTCGTCATAAGATTTGACCAGTTTTCACCCGAGACTGTAACCCTTATATTCCTTACGAATAGCCATATATATAATGCTTTTGTTTCTACGCTATGCTTTACCTATGGCACACGAGATAGAGATAAGCAACGGCATAGCGAGAATGGCATACGCTGACCGTGAAGCACCTTGGCACAAACTCGGTATTGCTATGAAAGGACTACAGACAGCAGAGGCAATGCTCGCAGCAGCACAAGCCGACTTCGATGTAGTCACGACCAGAGTTGCCGTTGTAGACGACACTGGAGAACCGATACGCAACCCAGATGGCACTCCCATACTCGTTGATGACAGTAGAGCAACAGTCAGAGTGAACCCAGATGGCACATTTGACGCACTCTCCACAGTTGGTACTAGATATGTCGTACAGCAGAACCGAGAGGTCATAGATAGAGCGCTTCTCGTGGTTGGTGCTAGCAAGGGAGACGCCGTAATAGACACCTGTGGTGTCCTACACGGAGGCAGAGAGTTCTTTAGTTCCATTGACCTAGGACAACTCATTATTGACCCCAGAGGCATAAACGACAAGATTGACCGTTACCTGCTCGTTCGTAATGGTCACGATGGCAAGACGGCGATTACCTTCGCTAACACCTCCATCAGAGCAGTATGTAAGAACACGGTCATAGCAGGAATGGCATCATCACGCAGAGTATTCACTGCCAGACACACCAGGAATGCCGATAGCGCCATTGAGGAGGCTCAAGAGATACTGAACTTCTCCACAGAATGGGCGAAGTCGTTCCAAGAGACAGCGACAACCCTCTTAGGCATAAAAATCGGGGCTAATACCCCACAGTTCCAGCGTGTCATAGATGGAGTGTTCCCACAAGAACGAGACGCTACGAAGCGAATGAAAAAGAACCGAGACGAAATCATCAGTGTTGTGAAGTCGGTTTATGAAAACGAAAGGAACGCAGGAGGCTACGGGTACAACGGGTGGTCTACATACAACGCAATAGTTGAGTACCTAGACCATTACCGAGAAGGCAAAGTATCCGAACGAGCATTAGCGTCAATGGATAATAATAGTTGGGTCACACAAAGAAAACTGAAGGCACAAGAAATACTCCTGTCTTTTTCTTGACAGCAAACGAATGTACGATGTAGTTACCTTCAGGAAGGTTTGACCTATGAGTACTCCCGATGATTTTGACGGATTTGGCGATGGTGATGACGACAGTCCGAACCGAGAGGAACTCGCTATCTGGTTGAGCGACTTTATGAGTAATGCCCAAGACGCTGAACACATTTATCGCAAGCACTTTTGCGACCTGATGGCAAACAAAGTTTACAATGAGTTCGGTTCTGAAGGACTTTGCCAACTGATGATGGCGATAGACACCAGAGGAAGGTGGGTCTCTGACATATTGTTAGAGGACAGCGACTTAGACGACATATTGTTCTCGAAGTATGAGACCTACGACAAAGACATAATCCATAAAGCACGAGCAACCAATGCCGTAGCCGAGATGAACCAAAAGATTTGGCGTTTACGCAAGAAGTACGCAAAACTTATCGTTGATGAAGTAATGACTACCTCATCAGGTTCAGCAAAAGCTGAATAGCACCTTCATCANCACCAGCCAGACCACCCTCTACTGAGGCGTTCACAACGGTTCTTTTTTTCTCAATAAGTTTGTAGATTTCCTCATCTATCGTGCCAGATGTCAACATATAGGTAGCCGTTACCGACCCCTTTTGCCCCAGACGATGAAGCCGACTGTAAGTTTGGTCAACATCGGCAGGTGTCCACGGAAGCTCTACGAATAGACAGTCTTGTGAAGCAGTAAGAGTATGACCAGTTTTCGCAGCCTGAATAGAAAGCACGATGACTGGCGCATCCTCTACGGGTAGTGTCATAAACTTCTTTTTCTGTATCTCGACCTCATCTACGGACATACCACCCTGAATACGGAGGTTGCCATACTTTCTGGCAAGTTCGTCAACGATGTCCCTGTGATGAGCGCATACGACAACCTTCTTTCCCTCTGCTATATGAGCCTCTATCCACTCGTGAACAGCAGGCATCTTGGCTTTNGCAGAGAGACGGCGCAATACGGACAGTTTNACGAGATGTTCGTTGCTCTCGGCTCTCAACTTGGCAACAACGGCTTTGGAGTATGGGTTCTCCCCTAGCTCTATTGCTATCTCCTTAGCCCTATCGGTTATGTACTTGATGATGTCCTTCTCGGCTTTGCGATACTCGGTTATACCGGCAGTTGTACCCTCGACCAGAACTCGGCTATGGACTACGGGTGGTAGTTCCGACAGCACTTGGTCTTTGGTTCTACGGATATAGCAAGTACCCCTTAGCCGTTCGTTGAGTTCGTCAAGGTTGGAATGACCACTGATGTTCCACTGACCGAAGTTGTCTTGATAAGCACCACAGTACCTTCTGTAGAAGCCCCACAGCCCACCAAACTCTTTGAGCTTGCCAAGTATGTCAAGTTGAGACGCATACTCGGCAGGGCGATTAGTCACCGGAGTACCAGTAAGACACAGCACCACGCCGTTCTTTGGAGATGACTTGGACATCTTGATAGCCGACTTCGCTCTCTGAGCAGTAGGGGTCTTACAGTAATGGCTCTCGTCAAAGATGTACGACTTATGACCAGACAACTCCTTCTCCCAATGAGTTATGTTGCTATAGCCGACTACCACGACATCGTATCCACNCTCTGGGAACGCCTTACGATTGGTAACGACCGACACAGTTCTATTCGGAAGCCACTTCTCATACTCNGNCTTCCAGTTGAGTACAAGGCTNGGTGGACACACGACTACAGCAGGGTAAGCACTNGATGATGAGTTCGCCAGCTCTATNGTTGCTATCGCTTGTATCGTCTTACCTAAGCCCATCTCGTCGGCTATGAATGTACGCTTTGCTCTAGAGGCATACTGAACACCAGCCCTCTGATACGGAAGCAGCGTTCCTTGTAAACCCTCTACGCTGATGTCGGCATCTACTGAACGAGACGCTGATACCAGTCGACTTAGGCTCTCCGTAGCAGAGACAGCAATATCCCTGACGCCCTCTTGTACTGGCAGCGAAAACATATCAGCCAAGTCAACAGCGTTTTGAGCAGAGGCTACGGGTACCTTCCACGACTTCTCGGTACTATCCCAAGTCACTTGNGGAAGCTTCTTGACGGCAGAAATCATCACTCGCTCGTAAGAAAACTTGATAAATATCCAACCGTCTTTCTCATACAGCCCCCTNGCAGGAGGCTTACGGGTAATAGTTAGACGGAGTAGCTCGTTACTGATGTCGAAGTCATACTTGATTGCGAACTCACGCACTTCATCCAACGATGACACGGGCGCCTTCCACAACTTGGCCACCTTGTCCCATTTAGCCCCGGCTATCGCCTTCAGTTCGGACACCTGACCAGCCTCATAGGGAAAATCCAATACGAGTAGGTCGCTCTCCAGAAAAAGTCTCACGGGATTATGATACTCTTTCTAACTATGGCGACAGCACTTCCAGACTGGCACGA